CTGAGATGCCAGTTGGCGGTCAGAAAAGAATGTTAGCAGAAAAGAAAAGAAACTCTAAAGCGTACTAATTATGTGGTTCTCGGCAATAAAATTAGCCGTTTCTGCTGGAAGTAAAATTTACGCTAACAAGCAGAAGGCAAAAGTAGCGATGTCAGACGCACAACTGTTACATGCAGAGCGTCAAGCTCGAGGTGAGGAAGCTTACCAGGGCAAATTGCTAGAAGCTCGTCAATCAGACTACAAGGACGAAGCGGTTTTAATAATTCTCACATTGCCCATCTTGGTGCTCGCATATGGGGTCTTCTCAGATGACGCCCAGGCGATGGACAAGATAAAAATTTTCTTTGACCATTTTCAGTCGCTCCCGTCATGGTTTACAAATCTTTGGATCCTTGTCGTGGCGAGCATTTATGGTATAAAGGGCACACAGATTTTTAAAAATGGAGGCAAAAAATAATGTCTAGATTATATAATACATTTAAAAATATTTTTATAGGTGGTGCACAAAAAACCACTGGCACAGGAGCTATTAATAGCGTTAATATTGCAAAAAATTTAGCAAAGAAAAAAAATATTAAAGATGATTTAGTTAAAGCAAGAGATAAACAATTAGCCAACGTTCGTGATGAAGCTAAAGTTGAAATTAAATCAAAAAACCCATTATCAAAATTTACTAAAAAAATAGAAAACATTGTAGATAGAAAAGCTAAAGGTGGCAGAGTTGGTTTAAAAAGAGGAACTGGTTTGGGAGGAAAATCAAACGTAGATAAAATTAAAAAAACTTTTGGACCTAAAAGTTTAGGAATGCAGAGTGTTATTTATGGATTAGATAAAAACAAAAATGTAACAGCTGCGGATCCAAAAGCAAAATTTATAGCGGCAGCTAACAAGAAGAAAAAGAAAAAGGTAATCTAATGGCAGGTCCAGGTCTATATGCAAACATACACGCCAAAAGAAAACGTGGTGGTAAAATGCGAAAGAAAGGTGCTAAAGGTGCACCAAAGGCACGTGACTTTGCTAGAGCAAAACAAACAGCGAGGAAAA